ATGAATAAGGCATATCCGCCCTTTCGTGTCGGCTCAACGATTGACCCGACGCAAAATTATCTTTCCGTAATTCAATATGAAACTTGGGAACTTGGTCAGTCTATGCCTCGTGGATCTCTCATTCAGACTCTGGGCCCAGTTGGAAACTTTGAAGCAGAAGCCGAAGCCCTATACTGGCTTTACAGTCCTTGGACAGGATATACTAAGAAGACCTCTGAGTTCAACCCCCCGGAGTTTGATGTGACAGACCGCGTTGAAATCCGCTCTAATTGGGGCTGGCAGACATTCAATGTAGACCCCGATGGATGCACTGATATTGATGATTGTTTCTCATACCTATGGGACGAGTACGAACAAATGGTACAGTGTGCGATTACGATTGCGGATGTGGCCGCAATAATTGACGAGGGTTCTCCGATTGACCTGCTTGCTAGAAAGACGGGTCAGTCACTTTATCAGGATGGTAAGAAGCCGCGGCATATGCTTCCTTCCACAATTGCAGAGGATTATGGTTCGCTCTCTCCCGGCGATGAGCGTCTTGGTATCACCCTCTTCTTTGATTACCACAAGCATACAAACTTCATTGACAATATTCACTTCAAGGAAACGATTATTACAAATCAAAAGCAGTATACGTATGAGTCTATCAAGGAGACCCATCATGCGGACCTTCTCAAGATGCTTTGCAGGAAACTTACTCCGGACCTCGGAGAGGAGGATAATGACCCCCACAACTGGATTGCTGCTCTAATGATTTTCTACAACACAGAGTTTGCGCACTATATCCAAGGTTCTGCGGGAGGCCTGCTCCGTGCGCACAAGGAAGCGGACCTTAAAAAGCAGGAGATGCTGGAAGCCATTGACCCCGCCCTCAAGTTTCTAGCAATGTCCTCTGCTGTCTATATTCCTGCGACCGCAAAAGACACCCGCCATCATGGTCTAGACGCAGAAGTGTATACACATGCTTCATCACCTCTTCGCCGCTATGCTGACCTCCATAATCAGCGAATTTTCAAAGAAATCTATCATACTAAGCAGCATCGGCCTGAAGATACGCAACTGCTAGAAACTCTCAATCAGAAGGCTAAGGATGCGAAGAAGTATGAACGAGATTACGGATTTCTCCAGGCCATCTTTGACACTAGCACAAAGGTTATCAGCGGAAAAGTTATTAGTCTCAAGCAGAAGAATTCTATTGTTCGGATTGAGATGTGGATTCCCGTATGGAAGCGGATTCTTAAGATTTCACTTGCTGGAAACACAATTTCCGAGAACTCAGCGGAGGTACTGAGCCGCGATGAGAAGTCTGCGCATTCTATTACAGTAGGACAAACACTAGATTTGGCATTCTCATATGATTCTACAAAGTGCCACTGGAAAGAGCGAATGATTTTCCGAATCATTTAGTTTCGCGGTAATAATCCAGCATATTATACATTTCTTCTAAAAATAAATATTGTTCGCTTGTTACAGTTAACACACTAATATCTTTTTTGTTTGATCCAAAGTCAAAAAGAGCATCACCAATATGTATCCATGTACGTTTATGCTCCGTTTTATTTAGTTTTAATTCCATACGAATCGCATCCCCCTTATTTACTTTAATTGCTTGTTCTCCATCAGTTATTTTTAGGACATCCATATCTATTTTAAAATTATATTCTTAATTTATTTAAACGCGCCCCGATGTTTAGTACAAGATGCAGGCCGAACAACAAATTTTGCTCGTAAAAGGCTGGGAAGGATTCGCTGATCGTCTTCAGGTTCTTTCGCATTGTTTAAATTATTGTATAAAATACAAAGCCGCAATCTGCGTAGATTGGCGAGATTATATGTGGGGACAGGGTAAAGAAGATTTCAGTGATTATTTTGAGATTGTTGGAATCCCAGTTGTTTCTCTTGCTACTATTCTTAGTCGCGTAGCAGCCGGCGCATCAGTAAATCCTCCGGCGTATACACATGATTTACTACGCGAACCACCATCACAAGTTATTCATTTTCCAGAATTTCAATCTAAAATAGATAATTCATGTCCCAAACAAGAAGGCGATATTATCGTTCATAATTCAAAGGGATTACGTATGTGGCATTTAAGCAATCTTATTCAGAATATTCGTGTAGCAGAATCTGCTAGAAAGCAAATAATTCAGCATTTAAGTGGATTACAACTGCCTTATACGTCAATTCATTTACGAGGAACTGACCGTAAAACTGATTCAACTATATCACATGTAACCAGTTGCTACGCCGTTCTACCACCTCATGCTAAAGTCCGTCAATATGTAATTACTGATATGCGCATGTTAGCCGAAGAATGGATACAGAAAAATCCAGAAGCAAGATATGTTAATGAAAATGCTCCTGTTCTTAAAATTGCTCCGGGCATACAGGGAACACATATGTTAGCAGCCGAGGTGTTGGAATTCTATGGAATTACAAAACGAGAACTTAATTTAAATACAATTGCGGATTTTCTTGTAATTGCTTTTGGTTCATGGGGTGCCGGACATGGTGAAAGTACATTTACTAAACTAGCAAGTTTTATGAGACAAGGTGGTTCTGTTGGAGTTGCTAAATGGTTGGATTGGTCTCCAGACAGAGCATCTCTTAATCCGCAATTTTCAACTCTGCTGACTCTTTAATGCTTACGTGTCTTCCGCTGCTGCTTACGCTGCTTGCGCGTACGTTGTCTTGCTGCTACAGCGGCCGAGCCCACTGATGTAGACGCAGCAGATGCGGCTGCCTTTGCTGCGGTATTCGCTGCTGTCGCCGAAACAGTCGCCGCATTGTATGCCTTCTTTGCCGCCGTAGCATTCGCCTCTGCCTTCTGTGCGGCTGTTACAGCAGCAGCCGCTGCAGTTGCCGCGGTCTGTGCATTAGCAGTCTTCTTTGTGGCAGCCGCCGCCTTTGTAGCAGCATTAGCCGCTGCGGCTTGGATTGACGCAGCCCGGGCGGCTGCATTCTGTGCTGCGGCATTCTTTACAGCAGCATTTTGTTGCTTGGCAACATTATTCCTCTGTGCCTGTACAGCAGATGATGAAGCACCCTTACCCAAAAGAGCAGCCTGATTTGCTGCCATTCTTTCAGATAGTGTAAGTTTTGTTCCAGTAATTGGTGCCGGTGCTTTCTTCATAAATCCAAACATTTCTTATATTAAACGCACAATTTAAATTTGTAAACACTGATAAATTCCATCATAAATATATTGATTAATTTCATCCGTAGAAAGCGTAGAATACTTATAAATAATTGTTCGAAAGAAAAAGTATTCATACGCACCCAATAAAAGAACAAATGAAAAATGCTCTGCCAATAATTTGGGCCAACGAACATTAACGTGGAGTATTCTAGCAATCAGTGCCATGAGGAGAAATATAAATAAACAAAATACAGAATAAAATCCAGACATATTTAAAAGTTCAGTATTCTGCCGGTCTCTAGTAGATGTTGCTGCGAAGCCTCGGTCATCAATAACGGATTTATTAGGACCATATGAGATATAGTCCTCTAGTAATCCATGCGTAGCATTTGTCCAGTTTCCGCAACTTTGTATGAGTGGAGTATAATACACATTAAATGCAGATTTAATTCCATTATCTTCACTCTTACTAACAAAGAAAAAGTAAAACACTGTTTCAAATGTAGAAATAAAAAAGATATGAAGACTGCCTTTAATAATAAAAAGAATGATTCCATGATAACATGGTCCCTGTTGTGGCTCCTGTGGCTCCTTCTCCTTCTCCTTCTCTTTAGCATCGACCGGATCAATATCTATAGGATTTAGAATAAATGGTTCTAGCAGAGGTCTTCCAGGTTTTGTTAGTATATGATACGAATCGCTATATGATGGTGGCCTCAGCGAAGGCATCCTAATCAAACTATTGTGTGTATTTCTTAAATTGCTTCACTAAAGCAAATATTTATCAAAGACCCGAAATTTATGTGCTTGAATCTCAATTAATTCAGTATCTATTCCCGAGAAGTCCACCGTATCTAGCAGAATTGTATCAGTATATTCAAGCACAGATTTATATTCATAATTCACATTCATTTCGGCTGGCATTATAATTTTACATAGACAACTAAATCCCAGCATTATTGCGGCCGACATACTTTTTTTCATATGATTTTTCTTTTCATCCGAAATAAATATCCAATGGGATTTTTTACATAAATCCAACATTTCAGTTGTATCCATTTGTTTAACACAATGAATATTCGGATATTCTCTAAATTTCTCGGGTTCGGCCTTCCTATCAACTAACCAAAATTCAGTAGTTTCAAAGTTTGAGAATAATTTTTTAAATTTTGCGATAGATAATTCCGTATTTCCTCCAAGACAGATTACTGCTGGTTTTGAAAATTTCTGTTTATCTTCCAATGTAATTAACCGGAAAGCAGGAAGAATATAATCTGTGTTAGACCGCGACTCAAACCACCGTGTTGATATATGATATTTAATTTGTGGCTTTCGTAGATCCTCAATGTGATCAATCGCAATTATTTTATCAGATATCCATTCATCTTTTAATACAGGATCATCATCTGTTGTTAAAATAACTCGTCTATAAGAGTTATTCACAGTAAATTCACTGATGGGATAAAATGTTATAAGAGAAGACACATTATTTTCATAAAATGGTAGCCATCCATAATTATTCTTTGTCTCGGTATAAATATCAAGAGGCATTTTTCGATGTACGCAATATTCAATTATATAACCAAACATTTCATAATGAAAAGGCAATCCATTTATAATACAAATCTCTGCCTTATCTCTATGTGTTTTTTGATTAAAAAAAACAAAAAATACGGTTAAAATAATCACTATGAATAAATTTTTATATTTCATTCCCCTATTACATCCGCAGATATAAACTGTCATTAATCGCAATATCCCGTAGAAGCGCGTCACCGCATCCCTTCAATTTCTCAATCATATCAGTATGCTGGCAGTAAGTAGCAATCGCAATGACTTCATTCAGCATATTGTTAAGCGACATCATAGTCTTATACATATTGCCCTCATAGATGCCGAATTCAGAGCAGATTGTGGCGGCTGTTTCACCGGCTAGCCATCGGCTAATAGGCTCCAACCAATACATACTCAAGTCCCAAAAGCCGGCTGCTGTTGCTACGCCAACATCTCGTTCTTTATCTGTGAATACTCGTGCTAGATGGTCAATTTCCCACAGGCAGTGCTTAACCCGCGCAGATATATCTAGTTTATTTAGCGTAGCACCTTCCCTTTCCTGTTTTTCCTGCATGAATGAGGCAAGGACTACAATGATATCAGCGGCATCCATTGTTGTGAAATGTCCTGCATCATAGGCTTCCACTAGCAGAATCGGATTTCCCTCATTTACTTCTGTTGCTAGAATACCTTTCAATGTTAGATTCGCGGAACTAATGCTTGTAGGATCAGCCACATCCTTCAAGAATCCCGCGGCCTCTAGGAAGCGAATTGTAGCCATTGGTCCTGCTGTTGTTGCTTCCATTTCCCGAAGAATGGCTTCTTCCCGCACTAGAATAGCCTTTGTGCTAACATAATCATCCGACTTCTTCTTTGTTAGAAGCCATGAAGGGCCTGCGTGTTTATTCTTCCACGATTCAAGAGCAGCCTGTGCTACCTTCTTTGCTGCATTCACTGATGATTTGAATCGCGTCTCAAGTTCGCGGCCTTCTTCTACGGCGGTCACTTCTGCTTCGGTAATACCAATTGCCGCCATAGTTGCTTTGATACTGTCAATTTGCCGCCGCTGACCCTCTGCTTCTCCCATCATCTGCTTGTGCCAGAATGAATCCTGCGAAATTTTGAGCCACTCTAGAGTACCACTCTGTAGCGTTTTTAGAATGAAATCATAGTGGAAATCCATTCGCGACCGCAGAGTGGTTTTCCGCCCCGTCATCATGATTTTCACTGCGCCAGTGCCAACAGGGTCGCGGCTAGGCAGATAGAGAACAAGTCCCTCCTTATCCTTACCACGTCGTCCAGCACGACCCGCCATCTGAATATATTCGTCTGTTGCTAGAACCCTCAAGCCCCGCTCCGCATCATCGTATTTCTTAAGGTCCAAGAAGACAACCGTACGAGTAGGCATATTGATGCCCACCGCAAAAGTCTCCGTACAGAACATTACTTTTACGAGTCCCTTACCGAACAAGACCTCAACAATCTCCTTCAGAATAGGCAGCAAACCGGAATGATGATACGCAATTCCACGCTCTAGCAGAGCAACCAGATCGTGATATTGCTGGAGCGTTTTCAAGACATCCGCATAACGATGGAGATGGAACTGAATAATATGCCGGATGCTGGCTGCTTCGGTAGGAGTGGTATAAGACCCTTCAATCTTCTTTGCGTGTGTTTCACAGGCCGCACGGCTAAAGACGAAGAAGAGGGCGGGCAAAAGCGATCGTTCACTCAGATAATTCGCCATTGCATTGAGTTCAGCCGTATAAGACTTGGGCCGTTCTCCAGCAGCCTGCTTAATAACGGGGTCTTCATAGCCACCCGAACGCCGACCAGCAACACGCTTCTTATGAGCCTCATATTCATCACAGATCTTCTTCCTGTAGAACAACCACTGGTCATATGTAGCATCGCGGAAATTCTCCTTCTCATCCATTATCACCATAGGGTCACTCTTGAAATCCATTAGCACTGCATGCTTTAGAGGCACAACTCGGTGCGTAGTAGGAATGAGCCACATAATACGCTGCTTCAAAGCACCTAGCCATCCAGCAAAGGTTTCGGCTCCATCAATTGTGGCTGAAAGCAGAATGAGTTTAACTTCTGCTGGAAGCAAAATCATCGTCTCTTCCCACACCTTGCCCCGCTCCCGATTATTGATATAATGGACCTCATCAAAGATGACAGCATCTAAGCCAGTTAGCGACATTCCAGCCGTAAGGCCAAGGGCCTCCGTTGAGGAGCCCTTCTTATACAACATATTGCGGAGGCACTCAGTTGTCATGACAACCACTGCGGCATCGGGCTGAAACTTAATATCGCCTGTAACAATTCCTACAGACGGAAACATTTCCTTGAGGTCATGGAATTTCTGATTTGAAAGTGACTTAATGGGTGTAGTATAAAATACCCGTCCGCCCTTTCGCAGCGAATAAGCAATCTGATATTCACCCACAAGCGTCTTCCCCGAGCCGGTCTTTGCTGTTACAAGCACATTCTCCTCTTTATGAATTGCGGCCACAGCATGCTGTTGGAAATTATCTAGTTCGTAAGGATATTTCTGTGCCATTTCTTCAGGTGCGGGATAACCTTCCACTGCTGTTCCCGTCTTAATTACTTTCAAGAATTCATTCGCCATTCTACCTTCTCTACAAAAAATACAGCGGCCACCTATTTTCA